CCTCCAGGTTCACGGTGCGTGGCGTGCGCTCGATTGTGATCGTCATGGTTGTCGCTGCGGTGGTTGTGTTCACGGTGGGTTTCCTATTAATTCGTCGTCAATCACGACAACTGCATGAACGCTCTGTTCTGAAAAGAAGCCAAGCTTTATCTCGCATCTTTTCAATCACTTTTTGAATTAGGCAGTGCGGTAGACGCGCTCGCCACCCTGGACCTTGTACGACTCGATGGTCATGCCGAGCTTCTTTTTGAAGGCTCCAGCGAAGGCGCCGCGCACCGTGTGGGCCTGCCATCCGGTGGCCTCGCAGATCTGCGCGATCGTTGTCCCTTCGGGACGCTTGAGCATGGCGATGACCTGTGCCTGCTTGCTGTTTTCGCGGGTGCGAACCTTGACAGGTTCTGGTGGCAGTTCTGAGGCGGGTGTCACGGTTGTCTCATGTTGCGCAAACGTGGCCTCGTATTGCGCCACAGTGGCCTCCAGTTCAGGGCCTGCGGCCAAGGGTGCCAAGGGCGTAACGACTGCGACCGTGGGGCGTGGGCGACTCAGTGCGTCGTAGCCTTCGGCCGCGACGTACCAGTTTGTACCGCTGTCCGTTGTGATTAAGGCGCGGTTGAAAAGTCCGTCGAGCACCTTCTTGCGGGCTCCGCCCTTGACGCTTTCGGGGAACCAAACGACCTTGCCGTCGTTGTGATCCAGCGCGTGTTGCAGGACTTGGGTTTGGGTGCTTGTGAGTTGAATCGTGGTCATTTCAGATCCTTAGGTGGGTTGGTGATTGGGTTGATGGTTTGTTGCTTGGGGGTGGTTTTCAGTCCTCCCAGACTTGTGTGCCGTCCTGGGTGATCCAAAGGCGTGCGTCGTCGACGGTGGCCATCTCGCGCACTTCCAATCCGGTCTTGCGGTTGGTACCTGCCTTGTGCGTGTAGCAATAGGTCTGACCGTCGTGTTCGACAAGGCTGGGGCCAGTCTTATCAAAGTCGATCTGAATGGTCATGGAGCCGCGTGCGCGGTGGTTGGTGTCGGTGACTTCGGTCTTGATCGTTTTCATTTGTTTGGCTTTCGTTGCTGTGTTGCGATGCCTCTATGAACGCTCTGTTTCGGATGAAAGCCAAGCTAAATCTGCAAGAAAACAAACAAATGTTTGAAATATCCAAATGGGAATCTCGATTCGTGCCTATGCCCGCCACAGGGGGGTTACCGACACCGCTGTGCACAAGGCCATTCGCACTGGACGCGTCACGCCAGAAGCCGACGGAACGATCGATATAGATCGGGCCGATGCCGATTGGGCGCGCAACACGGACTCCCCCAAACAGGGAACAAGGGGACGTGCTGAGAGCGTGGTGGTACGGGAAATTAATGGTGAGGCGACCGCAGGGTTACCGGCCTCTCAGGGAACGGGCGGAACGTCGCTGCTTCAGGCGCGCACCGTCAACGAGGTGGTCAAGGCGCAAACGAACAAGGTTCGACTGGCAAGGCTCAAGGGAGAGCTGGTTGACCGTCCGCAGGCTATTGCGCATGTTTTTAAGCTGGCGCGCTCGGAGCGCGATGCCTGGCTGAACTGGCCCGCACGTGTTTCAGCCCAGATGGCCGCCAAATTGGGCGTCGACACCCATGCCATGCACGTAGCACTAGAGGCCGCGCTGAGAGAACACTTGCAGGAACTGGGCGACTTGCGTCCCCGCGTAGATTGAAACCGGGCACAGAATATGGAAGATTACGAAGGTGCCCTGGAAATTGAGCGGGCTTGGCGAGAAGGCCTGACCCCAGACCCGCTGCTGTCGGTGTCTGAATGGTCGGATATGCACCGCATGTTGTCCAGCAAAGCCTCGGCTGAGCCAGGGCGCTGGCGCACCAGCCGCACGCCGTACCTGAAGGCCATCATGGACTGTCTGTCGCCCACCTCGGCCGTGGAGCGGGTGGTGTTCATGAAAGCCGCGCAATTAGGTGCGACCGAGATGGGGTCGAACTGGATTGGCTATGTGATCCACCATGCGCCTGGACCCATGATGGCCGTGTGGCCTACGGTGGACATGGCCAAGCGCAACTCCAAGCAGCGGATCGACCCATTGATTGAGGAATCCGCGGCTCTGTCGGCGCTGATTTCGCCCGCGCGCTCGCGTGATTCTGGAAACACCATCCTGGCCAAGGAGTTTCGGGGTGGGGTGCTGGTGATGACGGGGGCGAACAGCGCGGTGGGCCTGCGCTCCATGCCGGTGCGCTACCTGTTCCTAGATGAGGTGGATGGTTATCCGCTGGACGTCGAGGGCGAAGGCGATGCGATTTCGTTGGCCGAAGCTCGCACGCGCACGTTTGCCCGACGCAAGATTTTTATTGTCTCAACGCCAACGATCTCTGGCGTGAGCGCCATTGAGCGGGAATACGAGGCCTCTGATCAGCAGCGGTATTTCGTGCCGTGCCCGCATTGCGCCCATCGGCAATGGCTGCGGTTTGAGCAGTTGCGCTGGGACAAGGGTCAGCCTGAGACAGCCGCCTATATCTGCGAGTCGTGCGACACCGCAATCCATGAGCACCACAAGACCTGGATGCTCGAGCACGGTGAGTGGCGGGCCATGGTGCCGGAACATGGCACCAAGACCGCAGGTTTTCACCTCTCTAGCTTGTACAGCCCTGTGGGCTGGCGCAGTTGGAAGGACATTGCGGTGGCATGGGAAAGTGCGGTCAGCAAAGTCTCTGGTTCTGCTGCGGCCATCAAGACCTTCAAGAACACCGAACTGGGTGAGACCTGGGTCGAGGAAGGCGAAGCGCCGGACTGGCAGCGACTCATCGAGCGCCGGGAAGATTACCGAATCGGCACGGTGCCTCTGGGCGGCTTGCTGCTGGTAGGTGGCGCTGACGTACAGAAAGACCGGATCGAAACTTCGGTCTGGGCATTTGGAAGGGGCAAGGAATGCTGGTTGGTCGAACACCGGGTCCTGATGGGTGACACCGCACGTGAGGCCGTTTGGGGCCAACTGGCCGCCCTGTTGGGCGAGACCTGGACCCATGCGTCAGGGGCTGCGATGCCCCTGAGTCGGATGGCGCTCGACACCGGCTTTGCCACGCAGGAGGCCTATGCGTTTGTTCGGTCCTGTCGAGATCCACGGTTGATGGCGGTCAAAGGCATCGCCCGCGGAGCAGCCCTGATTGGCACACCCACTGCGGTGGATGTCACCCAATCCGGCAAGAAACTGCGCCGTGGCATCAAGGTTTTTTCGGTGGTGGGCGGAATCGCCAAGCTGGAGTTCTACAACAACCTGCGCAAGGCGCCGGATGTGCAGGACGATGGCCTGACGGTGAAGTACCCCACAGGTTTTGTGCACCTGCCCAAGGTGGATGCCGAGTTTGTCCAGCAGTTGTGTGCGGAGCAGTTGATTACCCGGCGTGATCGCAATGGCTTTGCCCACCGCGAGTGGCAGAAGATGCGCGAGCGCAACGAGGCGCTGGACTGTTATGTGTATGCCCGAGCTAGCGCCAGCGCCGCAGGTCTAGACCGATTTGAAGAGCGCCACTGGTGCGAGTTGGAGAAACAGCTTGGGCTTGCACCACCACCGGCGTCCATTTCAACCCCTACAGAGATCCTGGCCACCCCTAGCGGTGGCCTTGTTACTTCAAAGGCCCGCGCGAGCAACCGAAGGGTGGTGCGAAGTCGCTGGCTTTCCTAAATTTAGTGGAGCGTCATGTCGCTGCAATCTCAGATTCACAGCCTCGTGGAACGCCTGGCAGAAAAGTTCAACGGCGTAGACCAACGAATGGGTGGTCTGGACCGGCTCGAGACTTCGGCCAAAGCCAACCTCGTAACGGCCATCAATGAGGTGGCCGCCCGAACGCTGAGTACGACTGGCGTTGCCTACATACATCTGCAGACCGCGGCCTCGGCTGTCTGGACCGTGAACCACAACTTAGGGCTGCGACCTGCAGTCACGATTTTGGACAGCGGTGGCAACGAGGTGGAAGCCGACGTGGTGCATACGAGTGCCAACCAATTACTGATCCGCTTTGCTATTCCCATCACTGGGCTGGCACGGCTTACCTGAAACCCTGAAAGGAAACAGACATGTCCCGTAAACAACTCTCGGATTTGGACTTTGGCGGGGTCGCCCGCATCCGAAATCTGCCCGCACCGGTCAACCCAGACGAGCCGGTGCGCCAGCAGGACCTGAACTCCGCCGTCGAGGGTCTGGCCTGGAAGGATTCCACCCGGGTGGCCAGCCAGTCCAATGTGAACTTGGCTTCGCCCGGCGCCTCCATCGATGGCGTTACCCTGGCCTCGGGTGATCGGGTGCTGATCAAGGCCCAGACCGTGGGTGCAGAGAACGGCATTTACATCTGGAACGGCGCGGCCGTGGCCATGACCCGCAGCCTGGATGCCAATTCCAGCGACGAGCTGGAGCAGGCCATCACCACGGTGGAAGAAGGCACTTCGGCAGGAACCAGCTGGCGCCAGTCGGTGGTGAATTTTGTGCTGGGGACCGGTTCGGTCAACTGGCTGCAGTTCGGCACCTCCATCGGCGCGGCGTCCGAGACCAGCTCCGGGATTGCCGAGCTGGCGACCCAGGCCGAGACCGACGCAGGTACCGACGACCTGCGCATCGTTACCCCCCTGAAGCTCAACACATGGTCCAACAAGACCCGCCGGGCCCAGGCCACGATTGGCGATGGATCCAGCACCCAGATCGACATCAACCACAACTTTGCCAGCCGCGATGTGATCGTACAGGTCTACCAGGCCTCGGGCAGCTACGAGCAGGTGAACTGCGATATCAGTCTGCCCACCACCAACACCGCGCGCCTGAACTTTGCGTCGGCACCGGCCAGCAACGCCTACCGCGTGGTTGTGATGGGTTGATAGGGTAGACATGCGCGACCTGTCTTTTCGCATTGGCCCGGCAGTAGCTGGCCTGCCTGCTGCCTCGGCTGCTTTGGCTGGGGTTGTGGTGCGTCTGGCGACCGACAACAGGCCCTATTGGTGTGATGGCACAGCCTGGTTCGATCTGAGCATCGATACCCGAGTCACCACCGACCGTCTGACGGCCGATGTCAGCAATGCCACCACCACGCTGGCCAACGTCACGGGATTGGCGATCGCGCTGGATGCCAACAGCACCTATGCCATCGATGCCCGGGTGATGTTCCAGACCGCTGCGACCACTACCGGCATTCGGCTGTCTCAGACTGTGCCTGCCGGTGCGACGGTGGTGGCGCAATGGAACACTCCCACGTCGCTGACCGCCAATACGGCAGCCAACCAGCGTGCTGCCGATGCAGGTGCTGCGACCACTGGGATCGATACCGCCAATGCCAACACGCTGGCCACCGGCACCTTGCTGGTCGTCACCGGCGTCACGGCCGGGGTTCTACAGATCAGGTTTGCCTCCGAAGTGGCGGCATCGAACGCAGTTGTCAAGGCCGGAAGCAACCTGGTTGCGACCAAGATTCTCTGAGCATCACCATGGCTTACACCCAAGAACAACTCACCGCCCTGGAATCTGCCCTGGCCAAGGGGGAGAAGCGCGTCAGCCTGGGGGACAAGACGGTGGAGTACCGGTCGATTGATGAATTGCGCCTAGCCATCCGGGATGTGCGTCGCGGCCTGTTTGAGCAGGCGACTGCCACTGGGCTGTGGCCCCGCGCGCCCCGGCAGGTGCGGGTATTGACTTCAAAGGCGACTTGATGGGTTGGTTCAAAAATATCCAAAGCAAGCTTTTGAGCAACTACCCAACCTCGCCCACCTACGACGGGGTCGGTTCAGGCAGGCGCGCCATGTCTTGGTCCGTTGGAAATCCTGGTGCCGTGGCGGCCATGCTGTTCAGCCAAAACGAACTGCGTGCCAAAAGTCGTGATCTGGTTCGCCGCAATGCGTGGGCCAATTCTGGACTGGAGTCCTATGTGGCTAACGCCATCGGCACTGGAATCAAGCCTCAGTCGATGGTGCAAGATACGGTGCTAAGGGAATCTGTTCAAGCCTTGTGGCGTGATTGGACCGTGGATGCCGATGCAGCCGGGGTCACAGATTTCTATGGCCTGCAAGCAATGGCCTGCCGAGCCATGCTCGAGGGCGGTGAGGCATTGGTGCGCTTACGCTATCGCCGCCCAGAAGATGGGTTGCCGGTGGCATTGAAGATCCAGGTTCTGGAAGCAGAGCACCTGCCAATTGCCCTGAACACCACCGCTGACAACGGAAACGCCATCCGTGCGGGCATTGAATTCGATGCTTTGGGTCGGCGCGTGGCCTATCACTTGTACCGATCGCACCCAGAAGACGGGATGCTGGCGCCCATGTCGGGATCGGGTGGCCTGAGCACAGTGCGCGTCGATGCGGCGGAAATCATTCATTTGTACCGGCCATTGCGACCCGGTCAGATTCGCGGCGAACCATGGTTAGCGCGCGCTCTGGTCAAGTTGAACGAACTCGACCAGTACGACGATGCCGAACTGGTCCGGAAAAAGACTGCCGCTATGTACGCAGGCTTTGTGACCCGCTTGGCGCCGGAGGACAACTTACTGGGCGAAGGGGTGTCGGATGCCAATGGTGTGGCACTCGCAGGTCTTGAACCAGGGACCATGCAAATGCTGGAGCCCGGAGAGGACGTCAAGTTCTCTCAGCCCGCCGATGTGGGTGGTTCCTATGCGGAATTCCTGCGTATGCAGTTTCGCGCGGTCGCAGCCGCTATGGGGGTGACCTACGAGCAGCTCACCGGTGACCTCACCCAAGTGAACTATTCCAGCATCCGCGCCGGACTACTGGAATTCAGGCGCCGTGTAGAGGCCTTGCAGCATGGCGTGATCGTGCACCAACTGTGCCGCCCCATCTGGCAGGCCTGGATGGATCAAGCCGTGCTGGAAGGTGCATTGACGCTGCCGGGCTATGGGCTGAGCACTACTCAAGCTAAAACCGATCGGCGCGCCTATCTGGCCTGTAAATGGATTCCACAGGGATGGCAGTGGGTGGATCCGTTGAAAGAGGCGGATGCCATGAAAGCTGCGATTCGCTCGGGCTTGATGAGTCGGTCTGAGGCAATTTCAGCCAACGGCTATGACGCAGAAGACGTTGACCGCGAAATTGCAGCGGATAACGCCCGTGCGGACGACCTGGGTCTGGTCTTTGACTCAGATCCGCGGCACGACCAGATCCCCTCTAGCGCTGCGGCCCCGTCTACAGATTCGTCGAGTGTGCCCCCCGACACCCCACCTCAAGGAAACTGACATGTTGTTGCCACATCTGGCGTCTCGCTTGTACGGGACGCCGCTTCTGCTTGCGCGAACCAAACTTGACATCATTTTGGCGGTGCTGGGTTCACGCATCGGTTGGAGCGAACCACAGGCGGCAATGGCACTGCCACAAGCCCGCGCATCCCCCAACGATGTGCCCTCTGGCGCTCCGGGCATTGCAGTGATTCCTGTTCACGGCTCGCTGGTGCGCAGGTCCATGGCAATGGACGCGCAGTCGGGTCTCACCTCGTATACAGAAATTGCCAGCATGCTCGAGTCTGCTGCGGCTGATCCAGGTGTGAATGGCATTTTGTTGGACATTGATTCACCCGGCGGAGAGGCTGGTGGCGTATTCGATTTGGCCCGCCAGGTCAGAGACGTCAACGCCATCAAACCCGTATGGGCTCTTGCAAGTGATGGAGCCTATTCCGCCGCCTATGCCATTGCGTGTTCCGCCTCTCGCGTCTATGTCACCCAGACGGGTGGGATGGGTTCTATTGGTGTTATTGCCATGCATGTGGACCAAACCGCACGCGATGCACAGGAGGGCTACCGCTTTACCGCGGTGACCGCGGGTGACCTCAAAAACGATCTGTCACCCCATGAGCCGATCAATAAGGCAGCTATGGGGCGGTTGCAGGCCGAGGTGGACCGACTTTACGGACTGTTTGTAGACCACGTCGCTGCAATGCGAGGTATGGATGCCACTGCGGTGCGCGACACACAGGCGGGTCTGTATTTCGGGCCAGACGCAGTTCAGGCGGGCCTTGCCGATGCCATGGCAAGTCCGGACCAGGTGTTGACTGATTTCTCGACTTTCATATCTGTTCAGCGCTCCATCAGTGCACCGATAGGTGCCCCCACAACGGTACTCACCAGTGGTACCCGTTCCCAGTCCATTTTTTCATCAAACCCAAAGGAGATTCTCATGAATCAACCCGATCACATAAAGCCTGCTACCCCGGTAGCAACAGACGCGGACATTGACGATGCAGAGCCATTGCCCAAGCTGCTGCCAACCAATCCTGAAGTCCCGACATCCATTGGGCAAAGTGATTCAGATGTGACGAGCGAGGCTGTTGCAGCAGCCACTCGTGCTGCCCGCGCTGAAGCAGTGACCATCGCGGAAATCTGTCAGCTAGCAGGGCAGAGCCAACGCATCGCTGGCTTTCTGGCCCAAGGCGCCACATCCGCGCAGGTTCGCCAAACTCTGTTGGCTGCGCGTGCCAGTAGTGAAGAGATCACGTCAGTCATTCACCCCGATGCGGTGAAGCAGAACCCCGCGCAAGACGGCACTTTGATGGCCGCTGTCAAAAAGCTCACCCAGAAGTCCTGAGTAAAAAGCTTGCCAATTTCATTCCCCATTTCATTTCAGAGGTAACACCATGAATGCTATTCAAGAATCCCCCAACCTGGGCGATCTCCTCAAGTACGAGGAAGACTGCCTCAACTATTCCCGCGAAATCGTCACTGTCGCGGCTGGCCAAAACCTGGAGCTCGGCAGCGTTGTGGGTCGTATCACGGCGACCAACAAAATCAAGCGACTCGATCCAGTAGCGACGGATGGCAGCGAGTCGCCCGCAGGCATCTTGCTGGGCAATGTGGATGCCACCCTGATTGAACGTGATGACGCGCTGCTGCTTACCCGCCACGCGGTGGTGGCTTCAAGTGCTGTGGTCTGGCCGCCGGGCATCACCGCCCCAGAAAAAGAAGTGGCCACTGCCAGCCTGGCATCCCTGGGCATCTTGATTCGTCAATCCGCCTGAACCCAAATCCACGGAGATCCCACTATGAACAATCCTTTCAATTCCCCCGCGTTTTCGATGGCTGCACTTACATCTGCCATCAACATCATCCCCAATCGCTACGGCCGCATGGAGGCGTTGAATCTCTTTCCGGTCAAGCCAGTGCGTACCCGGCAAGTCATCGTCGAAGAGCAAAACGGCGTCCTCAACTTGCTGCCCACCATGCCCCCGGGTTCGCCCGGCACAGTTGGAACCCGCGGCAAACGCAAAGTGCGCTCCTTTGTGATTCCTCATATTCCACATGACGACGTGGTGTTGCCTGAAGAGGTTCAGGGTATTCGCTCCTTTGGTTCGGAGACTGAGATGGAGTCCATTGCCAGCGTCATGGCCCGTCATTTGGAGACCATGCGCAACAAGCACGCCATTACTTTGGAGCACTTGCGCATGGGCGCTCTCAAGGGGGTGATCTTGGATGCCGACGGATCGGTGATCTACGACCTGTTCTCTGAGTTTCAGATTACGCCTGCAGCCATTAACTTCGACTTGGGGAACGCCAGTTCCAACGTCAAAAAGAAGTGTGCTGAGGTATTGCGTCATCTGGAGGACAACCTCAAGGGCGAATTCATGACTGGAATTCACGTGCTGTGCTCGCCTGAATTCTTCGACGCATTGACGGGTCATGCCAAGGTCGAGCAGGCCTATACCTATTGGCAGCAGGGTTCGGTGTTGATCAACGACATGCGTGCTGGATTCAACTTTGGAGGGCTGACGTTTGAAGAGTACCGCGGCCAGGCCACTGACAGCACCGGTGTGAGCCGTCGCTTTATTGCGGCCGGTGAAGCCCATGCTTTCCCCATGGGCACGATCGACACCTTTAGCACGTACTTTGCACCTGCCGACTTTAACGAGACGGCCAACACGCTGGGGCAGGTCTTGTATGCCAAACAGCAGCCGCGCAAGTTTGAGCGTGGCACGGATTTGCACACACAGGCCAATCCGCTGCCCATGTGCCATCGTCCCGGTGTGCTGGTCAAACTGACGACGGCCTGATGGTCAACGCGGAGTTTCTGTACCTGGCGGCCGCCAACGCTGGTCTGCTCATACCGGCCCGCATCGGGAACAAGGAGGTCCTGGTGGACTTTCGTGCGCCCGATGAGGAGGTGCTGGGCGGATTGGGACTGAGTCGTAACTACACGATGCGCTATCCCCGCGCCTGGTGGCCTGATCTCGTTCCGGGTACGGTGCTGGACATCGCAGGACAGAGCTACCGCGTTTTGGAGATTCGCCAGATGCCGGATGCCAGTGAGGTCCAAGCCTCGCTGACCAAGCTGTGAGACCTCTATGACACTCTCTGTACGTGAACGCATCGTGCGTGCAGTGCTTCAGCGGGTGACCGCAGCAGTGGCACCGGTTCCTGTCATCCGTCCGCCCACCGTACCTATTTCGCGCGAGGCCGGTGTGACGGTACTGCTCACGCTGGACGGCGACAGCATCGATGCCCATTCCAACGCGGTGGTGGATCGCAGCCTACGCATCCGGCTGACGGCAGTGGCCCAAGGCGCAGAAGCTTTTGACCAAGTAGATAACGCACTGGTCTTGGCCCACACGGCCCTGATGCAGTCCCCCAATCTGGACGGGCTGTCGCTGGGGATCCGTGAGGTGGAAGCCGATTGGGATACGGACGACCTGGATGCTGGGTCGCTGGCCTTGCCCGCCCGATATGAGATTCGCTATCGCACCCTGGCGGCCGACCTGACCCAGATCGGCTGAACCCTGCCACCTACGCGCTTTTTAAGTGCACTTTCATGCGGGTCTGCGTCATTTCGCAGCCCACTAACTAACCTAACCCAAGGAGCATCAACATGCCTTATTTTTCTGGCCAAGGCCGTGTTTGGATCGGCGAGCGCTCGGTGCTCGGTGAGCCGCAAGGTCTCAAGTACGTGGGCAATGTGCCTGAACTCAAAGTTGCCCTGTCGGTGGAGACCATGGAGCACCAAGAATCCGTCAGTGGCCAGCGACTAGTCGACTTGCAGCTCATCAAAACTAAAAAGGGTGAGTTCTCCTGCACCTTGGAAGAACTCATCCAGGTCAATCTGGGACTGGCCTTGTACGGTCACACCACCGTGATGACAGCAGGCACGGTGACCGAGGAGCCAATGCCCAATCCCCTCATTCCGGGGGACCTCTATCTGCTGGCAAAGCAGAACGTGAGTACCGTGGTGGTCAGCGACTCCAGTGCGACGCCGAAGGTTCTG